GGCGAAAATGCCGAAGGTTGCGGCGCCGATTTCAAATATTCGTGGATGTACATTCCACTGGTCCAACACAATGAAATGGGCGGTCGATGACAATCATTTACACCCAAGCCTGGGCCTCGACAGCGGTCGGGGCGTTGCCGTCCGGTTGGGCGGGCGTCGGTGCCTCATCCTCAGGCTGGGGCGTCGTCAGCTCGGCTACATCGCCCGCGTTTATTCCAACGCCGCCCAAGGGCCTTAAGGGGCCGGGGACGAACAACGCCTGGTGCATCTATTCCGGCCTCGCTACAGCGACCGCCGATATGGAAATCAGGTTCGATTTCGGCAACGATGACTCGGTCTATATGCCGGTGCTGCGCAGTGACGCCGCCGGCCAAAACTTCTATTGGTTCCAGATTATCGCCGGGACCTATATCGACTTCCGAAAGGTTGTCGGCGGTTCCGACAGCCGCATTCAATTTTACAATACAGGTTCGGCACCGTTCACGAACGGGGCCGGGGGATCATTCCGGGCTAAGATCGTCGGCAGCACTATTTATCTACGCTGGTGGACCTTTAACGCGACCGAACCGACGACTTGGAATCTAACGCTTACCGACACTTCGATCACTACGGGTAATTATAGCGGCGTCGCCTTCGATAGTCCCGCCAGTTCGACCAATGCAGTTTTGGGTACGTTCAGTGTCAACGATCTTCAGACGTCCACGACGATTTCTGTCAGTCCCACGTCTGTTTCGACCGGATCGACCGGATCGCTGACTCTCACGGGTGCGAGCACGTCGTGGACTGCCGGCACACCGGGGTCGCCGGCGTTCACCGTTTCGAGCGGAACGAAGAATTCGCAGATTGTCGCCTCGGCGACCAGCGCCACGCTGAACTACGCTGCCCCGGGTTCAGCCGGCACTGTCACGATTACCGATCCCTCTTCAGGCGCGACTTGCACGCTGACCGTTACGTCGATGAGCGCCAGCGATTTTACGCTTACACCACCGACGCTCACGACGAGCGCGAGCGCGGAAACCGGAAATTACACCGTCACCATAAACGGCGCCTTGACAGTAAACGAAGCCATCGCGTTGTCGGATAGTGGCGCTGGCGGGACATTCTCGCCAACATCGCTAAACTTCACGTCGGCCAATGTCGGCACTCCACAGACGTTCACTTATACGCCCGCCAGTGGCGCAACAGGAACCAAGACCCTAACGGCGACCGGCTCTGGCGCGTTTTCGGCAAGCCATTTGGCCTCATGCGTCATCGCGGGCGCAATCACGGCTGGAACATCTTACGCGACGTATATCGGGGTCACTAAGGTTCAGCTATCGGCCACCAACGCGAGCAACGGCAGCGGGTCGTACACATATCAATGGTATCGATCGACGGCGTCTGGAATGCAGGGGACTAGTCTTTCGGGTTCTGGCTTTGAAAGTTGGATCGATACGACAGTCGCTGCCGGCACTGATTATTATTACACGCTGGTCTATACCGACACATCGAGCAGCATCACCGCCGCGTCGGCTCAAGTCCATGTGAAGACACTGGCGGCAAGCGCCCTGGAGATCGTAGGAGGGATTGGCGACAGCATCATGGGTCGCGCGGCGACGACCGGCGAAACGGCATTTACCTCGACGATCGATCAACTGAACTACAAGTTTATGGGATCGAAGCAATTCAGCGGCGTCGATCGGTCGATTAGCGGCACAGCAAGCGGAGACTGGGCCGCGGGTGGCTCCGATCTTCCGACGGCTGTCGCCGCGTTTGTGTCCGCGGGTGTTACACGCGTCGTTGTTATGCTGGGCACGAACGACTCTAACGCGATGACCCCGACTTCCGCATCGACCTACCAGTCGAACATGCAAGGTATGATTAACTATCTTTTTGCCAATATATCTACGCTGAAAACAGTTCATCTCTTTTCGTCGCCCTTCCAGGCCGATACGAGCGGAAATTTGAGCGTCCAGAATTGCGGACGGCTAATCGCCTATTCCGCCGCGCTTGCAGCAATCGCGAATGGGACGACGATTTTCTTTTCGGAGCCGTTGGCCTCATACAACTTCTTCCAGAAAAATCCGGATCAGATGTCAGACGGCATTCATCCGAATGATCTTGGGGTCGGAAGCTATGGGGGCCTTTGGTCGAGCAATTTGGCGTCGGACCTCACTCCGGCCCCCTCCTCCACCGGTTACAGCCGGTCTCGTATCGCTAACGCCTGAACCAGGAGAAAATACGATGCAACTGATCCTGAATGGCGATGCACGGCCGATCTTGTTTTTTATGGCGCAATCGGGGGACCATATCACCGGGCTGACTGGGGTTTCGCCGGTGGTTGCGGTGTCGAAGAACGGGGCGGCGTTCGCGGCGCCGGCCGGCGCGGTCGCGGAAATCGGCAATGGCTGGTACGCCCTGACCCCGTCGGGCAGCGACGTGACGACCAATGGCGCGTTCCTGCTGCACGCCATCGCGGCCGGCGGCGACCCGGCCGATGTGAAGGCGCAGGTCGTCGCGTTCGATCCCTATGACGCTTTTCCCACAGCGAATGCCGTTCTGCCCGAAAGTTATGCCGCCAACGGCGCGCCGGCGACCTTGGCGCAGCTGCTTTACGGCCTATCCGCCGTGCTGGGGAATATCTCGCAGAGCGGGGTAACCCTGACCGCCAACCGGTTGGACGGGGTGACCCCGGCGATGAGCTTCACGCTGGACAACGCCACCGCGCCGACATCGCGGCGGCGGGCCGCTTAGCGTCTGACGCCAACATCAAGCATTTTACCGCTGAGGGCGCGGAGAAGCGCTGAAATCGCGGAGAAAAACAAAACACCCTCCGCGCCTCCTCCGCGCACTCCGCGGTAATGGGTTTCCCTTGACGTCTTAACCCCGAACTAAATCAGGAGAACGCCATGTCCGGCTGGCCGATTACGCTGGGGCTGGGGCAGGGTGGCCCCGGCTCGTTCTGTCTGGATGGGTTGAGCGGCGCCAGCGTCATGACGCTCAATCTGCGGCGTGTGCTGATCCCGATCTATATTTCCGGCTATGCCGGGCGGGATTTTCCGCCTTTGTCGAGTTTGGCGGACGATGTGTTCGCCATCGATCTGGGTGAGGCGATCGATTTTGGCGACCGGTTGATCGCCGGCAGCTTGCAGACCCTGTTCTTCCCGGTCGATGCGCCGACGACCGATTTCGCCGCCGCTCTGGACGGGCCGCCGGTGCTGCTGGGGACCGTGGCGGCGCAGGCGATCGGGCAGCCGCCGGCCGGGCGCTATGCGCTTGGCTTCACCTGCCGCACCGCCGCTGGGCGCACGATCGAAATCCACTCCTTCTTCAACGCCGTGGGGATGCCCGATGCCGCCTGACGGGAAAATGACGCCGCTGACGCAGATCGCCTCACAGCCCCCTGGGTTTCTGGGCCGGGTCGCGAGCGGCATCCGCTATGCCATTCGCGGCGTGGCGCCGGACGATTGGTTCGGGCCGCTCCAGCCGCTGGAGCCCGTGTCGCCCGCCTTCACTGAGCCGCGCAGGTTCGATTACCGGTCCGGCCTCAATATCCAATATCAGCCGCGCGGCGAGGAGGGCGTGTCCTTTCCCCAAATGCGGGCGCTGGCCGACAGTTACGACATGCTGCGCCTGGTGATCGAGACGCGGAAGGACCAGGTCGAGCGGTTGCGCTGGAATATCAGGCCGAAAGTCATCGCCGGCATAAAGACCCCGCCCGCCGCCGGCGACCCGCGCGTGGCGATGCTGGAGGGGTTTTTCCGCAAGCCCGATGGCGTCCATCGCTGGGGCACTTGGCTGCGCATGCTGCTGGAGGATCTGTTCGTCATCGACGCGCCGGCGCTCTATAAGGCGCGCAGCGTCGGCGGCGAGATGCTGGCGCTGGAGCCGGTTGACGGGGCGACGATCAAGGTGCTGATCGACGATCAGGGCCGCATGCCGGCCGCGCCGGACCCGGCCTTTCAGCAGGTGCTGCACGGCGTGCCGAAGGCCGATTTCTCCCGTGACGAGCTGATCTATCTGCCGCGCAACCCGCGCACCGCCAAGATCTATGGCTTTTCCCCGGTCGAGCAGATCATCACCACGGTCAATATCGCCCTGCGTCGGCAGATGACCCAGATGCAATATTTCACCGAGGGCAATGTGCCCGAGGCGCTGATCGGCGTGCCGCAGGGCTGGACGATGGAGCAGATCGGCCAGTTCCAGGAATATTGGGACACGATCCTGGCCGGCAACACGGCGGAACGGCGGCACGCCAAGTTCGTGCCGGCCGATTTCCGTTACCAGCCGATGCGCGAGCCGCCGCTGAAGGATGATTTCGACGAGTGGCTGGCGCGGATCGTCTGCTATGCCTTTTCCGCCTCGCCCGCGCCCTTCACCCGCCAGATGAACCGCGCCACCGCCGACAACGCCCAGGAAATGGCGCTGGCCGAGGGGCTGGCGCCGGTCATGCTGTGGGTGAAGTGCCTGATCGACCAGGTGATCGAGGAGGATTTCGGCTGCCCCGACCTGGAATTCGATTGGGTCGACGAAAAGGCCGACGACCTGCTGCGCCAGGCGCAGATCACCGACATGAAGCTGAAATCCGGCCTGAAGACGATCAACGAGGCCCGCGCCGAAGCCGGCGAAGACCCGGTCGAAGGCGGCGACACCCCGCTTATCTATACCGGCGCCGGGGCGGTGACGTTGGCCAGTGTGATCAGTGGCGCGAGCGCGCCGCAAACCTCTTCCTGATCGTCATTCCCGCGCAGGCGGGAATCCAGCGAATACGCGCGGCAGCGCGGAAATAAGAATTATGCCGCCGCGGACGCGGCTTAGGACTGGATTCCCGCCTACGCGGGAATGACAGCCATTAAAATCGGAGAAACAGCATGAAACTCTACGCACCGATCACCAAGATCGACGAGGCCGAGCATATGGTGTTCGGCTATGCCTCGACCGAGGCGCTCGACAGCCAGGGGGAGATCGTGAAGCGCGAGGCGCTGGAGGCGGCGCTGCCTGACTATATGCGCTTCGCCAATATCCGCGAGATGCATCAGCCCTCCGCCGTCGGCGTGGCGACGGAGGCGGAGATGGACGATCGCGGGCTGTTCCTGGCGGCGCGCATCATCGACCCGACCGCGTGGGAGAAAGTGACCGCCGGAGTCTATAAGGGTTTCTCGATCGGCGGCAGCGTGGTCGGCCGCGACCGGACGCAAAAGCATGTGATCACCGGCGTGAGGCTGTCGGAAATCAGCCTGGTCGACCGCCCCGCCAACCCGGAGGCGGTGTTCACCATGTACAAGGCGGACGGCGTAGAGAAGGTCGGCGCCCGCAACTCCGCCACCGACCTGGCGACGATCCAGGCCATCCATGACAACGCCGTGGCGCTGGGCGCCTCGTGCGACGGCTGCGCCCTGGATGGCGACGATGACGACGACGACGCCGATGACGAGACGGCGGACAAGATCGCCGGCCTGATCGCCGAGCGCGACGCGCTGAAAAAAGCGCTGGCGCGGATGCCGGCGGAACGCAAGGCCGCGCTGCGCGCCATCCCAATCGAAAAATCCGCCGACCGCCTGGGCGGGTTTCGCCCCGCAGAGCCAGTAACGACCGACCCGGTCGAACTGACCAAACGCGCCTTGCGCCGGCCCTTGACCCTGGGACAGATCGAGCGGCTGGCGAATGGGTGAAATTTCTCTCCCGCGTCGCGGGCAAGGGGTTTATGCGGCGGCGCTCAGCGCTACGGTCGTCGCGCCAAACGCTGACAGCGGCGAAGAAAATCATCAATCGCGATGTCAAACCTGAACGGCGGGCAAAGCAATGTTCCAGCAAGTCCAATGGGTCCGCGTTACAGAATCGAATGACCCCCTTGGCGTGAGCTGCGACATGGAAGGTCCGAGTATAGGCCCGGTCAGATTATTGAAACGGACCCGCACCGGCTTCGAGCCACGGATACCCCAAGAGTTAAATTTCATACTGACAGCGGCCGTCGGTCGCCCAATAGACCTCTCGACCCGAGGCCGCGCTTTGAAGTCTGTCGCCGCCGCTCTCGAAAACGGCGACGTCGCACGCGCAACTCTTATAACCCAATTCATGCACCTGCCGTCTCTACCGGACAGCAGCGCATTTCGCCGTGCCATAAACGCGGATGCTCTCGCGAAAGCCGGTTTTGATCCCGACCAACAGCGCGACTCTCACGGCCGCTGGTCCTCAACCGGAGACGGCAATATATTCGCCTCCGCAGCCGGATCGGCAGATCGGAATCCTTCAGGATTTCAGAATGCCTCAACTGTTATTTGTACAAATTGTTACGCGGTCATTCCTCAGGTTCCTCCTGTTTGGCAGGGACTATTTGATGACTTGCTTTTTGGACCGCAGCTTATCACGCCAAACCGTCCAAATGATGACGGCTAAATATGATGCTTTTGAGGAATGTCACCAGGTGTGCATACCCGCCGTGCAAGCAGGAAAATTCGGTCCTCGAGGCACGGGAGGGGCAGACCAATTCACAAACTATCGTCAGTGCATGCGAGAATGCCTTAACGCTAAAGGAATCGAGAATTACTGACACTTCAGAGGTTAAGAATGAACAGCGATACCGCCGAAAAGCTCGTCGATGCCGCCAACAGGATCGACAAAATTCTTAATGAAATGCTTTTGGTCGCGGACGCGATCGAAGATAAAGAAAATCAGAAGAACATTCTAAGTGGCATCTTCCGCACGGTACACACACTCTATTACCACGTAACACGTGAAGTGTGCCTAGAATATCCGGATTTACATCCTGATTTCCCCGAAGGTGGCTGGCCCGCCGATCCACGAAACGCCGCCAAGTCTTAACGCGGCCCGGCTCCTCGTGCGCTATTAAGCAGCTCTACGATATCCCATGCCACTAGCGAAGGCGTCCAGCAACCGCCGATACAGCCCCGTCTCGATCGCACAAAACCCGCGCAACCGCGCTATATCCAGCTCGCCCAGCCCCCGTAGCCGATCCGCCATATCGGTCAGGTGACCGCTTTCCTCGGCCAGCAGGCTTTTGAGCGAGACGGCGTTACCGGCGCGGACCAGCGCCGCCTGATAGAGGCGGTAGCCCCAAACGGCGCGGAATTCGACGATCATCGACATGGTGAGATAGATCGCGCGGGGGTGGATATCCGCCGGGAAGGCGCGGACCATTTCGGCCTCCAGCCGCTGGAAATAACGCCGCGCGGCCAGGGGGGCGATCAGGTCGGCGGCGGCGTTGGTCATGTCGCGGCCGGCTTCGCGGTTGGCGTGGCGTTTGAAGAAGAAGGCGTGGCGGGTTTCCTCCGCCAGATGTTTCAAGGTCGGCTGGTCGATAGCGGGGCCGTGCTGAGTCGCCATGATTTTGTGGCTGCCCATATGTTCCAGCATCGACAGCGTGTTCATGAAGCGGGCATGGGTCGGCCGGTCGGCGATGAAGCCGGCCAGCATGGCCGCGGTCGGCGCGACCAGCACGGCATTGTCCCGTTCGAACGCGGCGACGAGCATTTCAAGTTCTGACGACATAAACCATCCAATCTCTACGGTCCCCTTTGGTAGAGCAGCCGTCAGGCCGCGCGCAACCGCGCCAGGGCGTCGCAGCCTGACAGGTCTTAAAGATTCCGGCCGGTGAAGCCCGCCATCCGGAAATTTCAACGCGCCCTTGGGCAAGGCGGCTTGGGAGCGCCGGAAGGCGTCCCGTCCCTTTTGATGGAGCCTGATTTATGAATGGAACGACCACCGCCGAGACGCTCGCCCTGGTGAAGGACGCGCTGGCCAACGGCGATATGCTGGGCAAGTCGATCAATACCGGCACCGGGCTGATCGCCTATGACCTGCAGCCATCCGCCAAGAATCTGTACCCGGCGGCGACGCCGATCCGCAATGTGCTGCCGCGCGTCGGCGGGGGCACCGGCACGGCCACCAACTGGCGGCAGGTCAACGCGATCATCGGCTCGGGCTGGGATGCGATGGGCTGGGTGCCTGAAGGGCAGCGGTCCGGGCGCATGAGCTACAGCACCTCAACCCGCTCCGCCTCATACGCCACCGTCGGGGAGGAGGATTCGGTGACCTTCGAAGCCGTGTCGGCCGCGCAGGGTTTCGAGGATGTGCAGGCGGTGGCGACCATGCGCCTGCTGCAGAAGATGATGCTGAAGGAGGAGAACGCCTTCCTGGGCGGCAACGGCTCCTTGCAGCTGGGCGCGCCGGCCGCGCCGTCGCTCTCCGTCGGCGGTTCGGGGGCGACCCTGCCGGCGGCGACCTATTCGGTGATCGTCGTGGCGCTGACCTATGAGGGTTATCGCAATTCCAGCGTCGCGGCGGGCGTCGCCACCTCCAAGAGCATCACCGGGGCGGACGGCAACAGCTTCACCCTGAATGGCGGATCGTCGGCGCCCTCGGCCAACGCCACCCAGGCGGTGACATTGGGCCAGGTCCTGTCGGCCTCGGTCACGCCAATTATCGGCGCGGTCGGCTATGCCTGGTATGTCGGCACGGCGGGCTCCGAGAAGTTGCAGGCGGTGACGACGATCAACAGCGCGGCCTTCTCCGCCCCGCTGAACGGCGCCAGCCAAGCGGCCAGCGCGGTGACGGTCGACAGTTCCGCCAATCCCGGCCTCGCCTATGACGGGCTGCTGACCTCCGCGTTCAAAGCCAGTTCCGGCGCCTATGTGAATTATCTGGGCACCGGCACGGCGGGGACCGGCACGCCGCTGACCGCGTCGGGGCGCGGATCGGTGAACGAGATCGACCTGATGCTGGAGAAGATGTGGGACCTCTATCAGGTGAGCCCGACCGTCCTCTATGTGAACAGCCAGGAACAGCGGAACATCACCGGCAAGGTTCTGAGCAGCGGGTCCGCGCCGCTGCTGCGCTATACTACCGACGGGCAGGACCCGTTCGCCATCGTCGCCAACGGTGTCGTCGAATATTACTACAACCCGTTCGCGCTGGACGGCGGATATAAGATCCCGGTCAAGATCCACCCCTTCGTGCCGCCGGGTACGGTCATCGGCTGGGCGGAGAACCTGCCGGCGCAGTACCAGTCCAGCAACGTGCCGAATGTCGCCGAGGTGAAGACCAGGCGGGATTATTACCGCATGGACTGGCCGCTTAAGACCCGCGCCTATGAATTCGGCGTCTATGCCGAAGAGGTTCTGGCGGTCTATGCGCCGTTCGCAATGGGCGTGATTTCCAATATCGCCAACGGCTGATCCGGTTTCGCCGGCCCCGATCCGGGCCGGCGATTCCCCGTCTCACGGAGGCCCGCATGACCCAAGGCGATCTCGTCTCACTCGCCGACGTCAAAGCCTATCTGGGCGGCGACCTGCAATCCAACGATGACGGCGTCCTGGCCCGCTTGATCTCCGCTGCCAGCGTGTTCTTCGTCAGCGCCTGCGCCCGGCCGATCCTTCAGCAGAGCTATAACGAGCTCTATGACGGCAAGGGCAACGGCCGGCTCTATCTGCGCCAAACCCCGGTCACCGGGGTGAGCTCGCTCAGCATCGACAATATTCCGGTCCCACAGGCGACCGTTCCGGGCGAACCCGGATGGCGGCTGAACGGCAATGTGATCCTGCTGTTCGGCCACTGGTTCCATCGCGGCCTGATCAATGTCGCCGTGACCTACACCGCCGGCTATGCGACCCCGCCGGCCGATGTCGCCGAGGCGGTGATGGAGCTGGTCGGGCTGCGCTATCGCGGGCGTGACCGGCTGGGCAAGATATCCGAAGCCATCGGCGGCATGGCGACGACATCCTATACGCAGAAGGATGTCAGCCCGTTCGTCGCCAGCGTGATCGCCCGCTATACCAAGGCCAATCTCGCATGATCAGCGCCACACTGACCAATGCGGACGCGGTCGCCGATCGCCTGGCCGCACTGGCGCCGAAAGCCGAAGCCGCCCTGGGCGCCGCCGCGTTCGATCTGGCGAACCGGCTGCTGGACCGCGTCGAACGCAACCTGTCGGGCGATGTCCTGAAGGCGCGCAGCGGCGCTCTGCGCGCCTCGCTGGCGGCGAGCGTCGATCCATCAAGCCGGATCACCGCCACCGTCAGCGCCGACACGCCCTATGCAGCGTTTCAGGAATACGGCTTTACCGGAAACGAGAACGTCCGATCCTATCTGCGGCGGCAAAGCCAGGCTTTCGGCCGGGCGATTCGCCCCATCTCCGCCGCGGTCCGCGCCCATGACCGCCAAGTCGATTATCCCGCCCATTCCTATCTGCGCAGCGCGCTGGCCGAACTGGCGCCCGATATCCGCGCCACCCTTGCCGCAGCCGTCGCCGGAGCGCTGGAACCATGAGCCGCGAAGCGATACAGACGGCATTATTCGCCCATCTGACCGGCAACGCCACCGGCCTGACCGATCTCAAGATCGCCAGCCGGCGGCTGAAAGCGCCGCAGGATGTCGGCGCCGGCAACTGCCCTGCCCTGTTCCAGGTCTATAAGGGGGAGACGGTGGAATGGACCGGCATGCAGCCGCTGAAGCGGACGATGCATCTCGACCTCGTCCTCTATGTCCATTCCGGCGACAAAAGCTTTCCGACATCGTCGCTGCTGAACCCGATGCTGGATGCGATCGAGCAATCGTTCGGCGCGGGCGACCCGGCGCAGCTTCTGACCTTGGGCGGGCTCGCCCACCGCGTGACCATCAATGGCCGGATCGAAACCGATGAGGGGCTGCTGGGCGAATATGCCTATGCGGTCGTGCCCGTCGATATCCTGACACCCTGAAGGACAGACCATGACCGACATAGAGACGACGGCCGCACTGGCCGGCGAACCGACAAGCACGCCCGAACCGGAAGCCGCGCCCGATATCCAGGCTACGATCGACCGCTGGTTCAACGACCATATCGCCGGGTCGCCGGTCGCCCGCTCGGTCGATGCCTACAACCATCTGCGCGCCGTCCTCGGGCATCTGGGCAGGGCGATCGCCGCCACATTGAAACAGGAGATTTGACCATGACCCAATATGCATTCGGGGTGGGGGCGCTGATCGCGCTGCGCACCGACACGGCGAGCGCCACCCCGGCGCAGTTCGGCACCTTGCAGGAGGTGCAGCTCGATATGAGCTTCACGATCAAGGAGCTGACCGGCCAGTTTCAGGCGCCGGCGGCGCTCGCGCGCAGCGGGCTGAAGATCACCGGCAAGGCCAAGGCGGCGCGGATCACGGCGGCCAATTTCAACAATATCTTCTTCGGCCAGACGCTATCGACAGGCAATAGCCTGACCCAGCTGAACGAGGCGGGATCAGTGCCGGGCAGCGCCGCCTATACGGTAACGGTCGGCAACCACGCGACCTTCGTCGCCGATCTCGGCGTCGCCTATGCCGCGACCGGCGCGATGCTGACACCCGTCGCCAGTTCCCCGGCAACCGGCCAATATACGGTATCGGGCGGCGTCTATAGCTTCAGCGCGGGCGACGCCGGCGCCGCGCTGCTGTTCACCTATAGCTATACCACCACCGGCGGCACGAGCATTGCGCTCTCCAACCAGCTGATGGGCTCGGGCCCGTCATTCAAGCTGATCCTGAACGAGCAGTATCAGGGCAAGACGCTGAACCTGCAGCTGAATTCCGTGATCGCGCCGAAATTGTCGCTCGCCTTCAAGAACGAGGATTTCATGATCCCGGAATTCGATTTCCAGGCCGCGGCCGACGCCGCCGGCAATATCGGCAATATCTGGCTGAGCGAGTGACCATGAGCGAGTCGATCACGATCGGCGGGCGGGACTATCCCATCGCGCCGCTGAAATTCCGCGACCTGAAGCGGATATTGCCGCTGTTCCTGACCTTGGGCATCGATAGCGAGAGCAAGATCGACGCCCAGGGTGAGATCATTACCGCGGCGATCCGCACCGCCGATCCCGATTTCACCCGCGCGGCGTTCGACGAACTGTCGCCCACGATATCGGAGTTGCAAGCGGCGATATCCGCCGTCGCGATCCTATCGGGCCTTCAGCGGCGGAGTGCGGCACTGGGGGAAGCGGCGGCGGCGAGCCCGTCCGATGGGGCGACATCTACGGCCTGATCGCCACGGCCTGCGGCTATCGCTGGCCGGAGATCGACGACATGACCATGCCCCAATATCGCACGCTCGCCGCCTATTGGCGCGACCACCCCCCGACGCACCTGCTGCTCGGCGCGCTGTTCAAGCCCAAGCGCGAGATAAACGGCGATCTGGCCGACCTGTTCGCCCATTTCGATCGGTGAGGCTGAGCCAATCCGGCGGGATCCCAGGACGTTACAAACGGAGAGCCCCGATGCGCATCTATCGCCTTGCAGAAGGCGTCAACGTAGATGGCTTGCCGTTCCTCTTCGAAGGCAACGCCTATCTGGCCGACGGCACGCCTTTGACCGAAACCGACCGTTTCGGACGCATCGTGCCTGCGCTGGCGACGCTTGCAACGACCAAGTCCACATGCGCCGGCAGCCTTTGGGGATTAGCCGAACGCGGAGCGGGTATCGAGGCGCTAGCGCGCGCGCTAAACGCAAGAGACTCCGTACGTGCGCCGCTCGTGCTTCATCTGCGGATCGACCCCGTCGATAGGTTTGCCAAGTACAATCCCTTCCATAAGCCTCCCGGCCCAGGTGGCGGACAGTTCACCAATAGCCCTGAAGCGGGGGGATCACCGGCTCACGATCCTAGCTTTCAGCATGTCGGCCAAAGCCTGAACGTCGGGGTCACCTCCAACTGGGTGAATGGAATTTACGGCCCAGAGATGGACAAGGCGCATGAAAAAGCTTTAGGCCTCGTCCGCATGGCGGCCTTGATCGCTGGAAACGTAGGGTTCAAGCCGGGTATGCCTGGCTATGGGATAATATTGGATCGCGTCCTCGAAAACGAGATAGAAGATCTGCATGCTTCGGATTTTCACGTTAAGCCGGTCTATCTTAATGGTACGCAAGTACCTGAGGGATCGGGATATCCGCCTGGATCGTCGGTACCCGATTTGGTTTTCGGCCCCGTCGAACGTCCCCTTATGATCTTCGAACTTAAAAGCGGCCGCGCGGCGCGGAATCTGAACGATTCTGAGATTGCAGAGCAGAAAAGAAAGGCGCTGTTAAATGTTCCAGGCCCACCAATATACCAATATCTACAAGTCTACGATCAATAATCATGAAATATAATCACTTTCTAACGTCGTATCATCCGACCGCAGCGCTCGAGATTTGCGATCAGGCGAAGATCATTCTGGCCGATATGCTGCCGGGATGCGCGGCCAGGCGATTCGATCTTCCCAATGCGCCGAACGATTATTGGTGGGTCGAACCTTGTTTCGTCGATCGAGGGCCGATAGTGCCGAGATTATCACTCGCTTCTAATCCCCACTATTACACCACGGTTCGGCTTTATGTGACCTACGGCCTGATGTTGCGGGATCCGCGCGAGCTGGTGCAGGGATTTTACGGTCCGAGAATAATAATGGGCGTTCCGCTTGAGATCGGCCCGGCGGCGATCGCCGATAATCTATACGATGCGTTGGTAAAGGCCGATTACACAGCGATGCTGGCCGCGGGGACGATCGAACGCATCCTTGCCAAGGAATCTAAGTCGCCGGCGCCCTGGACGGGCCTTGAGCTTTCACTCTGCGCGATATATCTGGGCCAATATGGGGAGGCGCAAAAATTACTCCTAAATTCTCTTGAATACGCCGACCAAAAAGGTCGTCAGTATTATGGAAAACTTGGCCCCTATGCCGAAACCTATTTGTCCAGGTTGAGAAGCGACCCTGATCGGCTTCGACAGGATTTGCTGGAGACTATGGAATATAACTGGTCGCATTTTAAGATTGTCAGCGAATAAGGTCGTCAATCCGGCATTTTGGAATGATCACGCGAAAAATGCTGCATATAAATTCGCGGCTGTCGCGACCGGCCAACGCTGATCCTTTCGAAAACTGCGTCCGAGTAGCACGCCGACGGCACTTTCATTGCGAGGCTCTATGGCCGACACCTCCATCGATATCGGCTTTACCGTCGGTAATGACGATCTGCGGGACGGGCTGAATCAGGCGCTGACGGATTTTGCCGCCACCAGCGCGGCAATCCAGCGGGATCTGGACGGCATCGGCCTGGATGCGAGCGCGGCGACAGTGAAGTTCGAGAGCTTCGCCGACGCGCTCAAAGTCGATGCCGCGCCCAATGCCACGCGGCGCAAGGCGCTGGAGGATGATTTCGCGGCGCAAACCGCGTTCGTCCAGGAAGAGAAGACGCTGAACCGGCTGTCGGCCGACGATGCGATCGCACAGGAGCAGCGGATCGAAAATGCCCGCTTCGCCGCGCTGAGCGCCGAGATCTCGGCGCAAGCGACAGAGGCTGGCGCGCAAGAGAAATTCCAGGCGCAGATGGACGCGCTCCAGGAAAAGCATAATGCCAAGCAGCGGGCGCTGGATGAAAAGGCGGTCGCCGAATCCGTGCAATCGTGGAAATCGATCCTGGCGCCGGTCGGCAATGCCTTCCAATCCTCGCTGAACGGCATCATCCAGGGGCATGAGACGCTGCGCCAGGCGGTGGCGAAGATCGGCCAGTCGATCGTCACCGATTTCGTCGATATGGCGGTGAAGCGCGCGACCAACTGGATCGCATCCGAACTGACGATGACCGGCGCGACCGAGGCGGGCAGCGCGTCCCGCCTGGCGACGCAAGTAACCGCGGATAGCGAAGGCAAGGCGGTCAGCGCCGCCACGGGATCGGCATCGGTCGTCGGCGACGCCAACAAGGCCGCGGCCGGCGCCTATAGCGCGGTGTCGGAAATCCCGATCGTCGGACCGGTTCTGGCGCCGGCCGCCGCGGCGGCGGCGTTCACCGCCGTCATGGCCTATGACATCTTCTCGGCCGAGGGCGGGTTCGATATCCCCGCCGGCCTCAACCCCGTCACCCAGCTGCATGAGCGCGAAATGGTGCTGCCCGCCAGCATCGCCGAACCGCTTCGGTCCGGCATCGGCGGTGGCGCTCAGGCGGGTGGCGATATCCATATCCACGCCGTCGACGCGGCCAGTTTCCAGCGGCTGCTGTCGAATAACAAAGGCGCCCTGGCCAAGGCGTTGCGCGGCGCACGCCGGGCCTTTGACCCGTCATTGATCTGACGCGACCTATAGGGCGTTCGAACCAGCCGCAAAAGGGGGCGAGATGAGCAGCGAGATTTTCCCCGCGCTGGCCGGACTGTCCTATCCGGTCGTCCGTACCCCGATCTTCAAGACGCTGGTTCAGCAGACAGCGTCCGGCGGGGAGACGCGGGCGGCCCTCCAGCTCTATCCGCGTTGGCAATATACGCTGTCGTTCGACTTCCTGCGTGACGACGCGACTGACGAGTTCCGCACGCTGCTGGCCTTTTTCCTGGCCCGCAAAGGATCGTTCGACAGCTTCCTGTTCCTGGATATCGACGATTGTTCGGTGACCGGTCAGCAGATCGGCGACGGCGACGGCGGCCAGGTGCAATTCCAGCTTGTCCGCTCGCTCGGCGGGTTCGACGAGCCGATCCTGGCGCCGATCGTCGTGACGTCGCTGACCGTCGCGGGCGTTACCCAGACGGAGGGAACCGACTTCGGCGTCGGCAACTGGGAAAACGGCGTCACCCCGAACGGCACGATCAATTTCTACGGAGCGCCGCCCGCCGCCGGCGCACCCATCGTCGCGAGCTTCACCTATTGCTGGCCGGTGCGCTTCCTCGCCGACCAATATGACTTCGCGAAGTTCATGAACCGGCTATGGGAGCAGAAAAAGCTGGATTTCATCACCTTGAAAAACGGCTGAAGATTATCCGCGGATGTCGCAGATTTAAGAGCCTGAATCCACCGCACAGTCACCAAGTTATCAGGGAAAACAGGACTCTCACCACAGAGGCACAGAGGCATGACGTAAATCATTGCCTGCGGCGCTCACGAAGTCCGGCCGCCGAAGGCAATAATTCTTCTGCCTTCCTCTGTGCCTCTGTGGTGGCTCTTCTTCAATCTGCGAAATCTACGCCATCTGCGGATAAACCCGGTTTACTGGGCGTCTTGGTGTTGAATCTTAATGACTGAAGGAGGCCGAAGACGATGAAATATGCATCGCCGGCGCTGATGTCGGTCCTCGGGTCCGGCCAGTTCCATATGGCCGATTGCTATAGCTTCACGCTGATCGACGGGACGGTCGCGCGCTATACGACCGCCGATCAGGATATCGTCGATCAGGCGACCGGAAATGTGTTCTCGTCCAAAGGGCCGTTCTTCGAGCGGTCCAAGGTCAAATTCCAGGTCGGCGTCGCGGTCGATGAGCTGGACATCACGGTCACAGCCGGACCGGACGATCTGCTGGATGGCGCGCCCTTCCTGTCGGCGTTGCGGGCCGGCGTCCTGGATGGCGCCGAGATCGCGCTCGACCGCGCCTTCATGGCGAATTTCGGCGATACGTCTGCCGGGCTGGTAACGCTCTTCGCCGGCCGCGTCGCAGAGGTCGATCCCGGCCGCACCCAGGCGACGATCAAGGCCAACACCCATCTGGAGCTGCTCAATCTGCAATGGCCGTGGCGGCTGTTTCAGCCGGGATGTTCCCGCACCCTGTTCGATGCCGGCTGCACGCTGGTGAAGGCGAGTTTCGGCCTGGGCTATCATGTCGGGGCAGGCTCGACCCTGCATATCCTCCAGACCGACTTCAACCAGCCCGACGGATCGGCCTCACTCGGCACGCTGACCTTCACATCGGGCGCTCTGGCCGGCAAATCCTATGGCATTCGCCTGCAGGTTGCCGGCGCGCTGACCCTGACCGTCCCGCTGCCCGTGACGCCCGCCGCCGGGGACGCCATCACCGTCTATCCAGGCTGCGACAAGACCCAGACAACCTGCCAGACCAAATTCAACAACCTCCAGCATTTCGAAGGCGAACCCTACGTGCCGGTGCCGGAAACCGCGGCGTGAGAAGTTAGCCTACTGTCTAAATAAGGCAGGGTCGGGACGGTTCGAGAGAAGCGCCGTTTTGCTTTGACCGCCGCCGACATTTAATGGTCAATTGCATAGCATTCGTCTGGACCCAACTTACGCATTCAAGCGGTTTCAGACGAACTGAAACGGTCGCTTGCGGAATAAGACGGAAATAGCCATATTTCTTCCGCACGAGAAATTTGCGGTCAAAACTGCCGGTTGGCAGTTCCCATGGAAGCCAAGGAGGGCAAACGATATGCATATCGAAGGCACCCGCGATTAAGCTCACTTTCAGAGACACACAGAAAAGGCCGTGCACGAACTGCGCGGCCTTTTCTTATTAAGCCGGTATCGCATTGACCCCAGCCCCAGAATTTTGGTGGGTCACGCCCCTCGTCGGCATTATTGCGGCGATCGTCGCGTTCTCGGCGATGTTTATCAATCGGGCCATAGTGCGAATGCGTGCGACGCTCGATTTGATCGAGCGTACGGAATCTTCGGAGCATTACCGTAACCTCTATCGGAATTTCAAAGAGCTTCGATCGAACAGTCAGGTTTTAGAGCGGCTAAAGATGCCGACAACGGAAGCCGACAAAAAGCTTCGAGAGCAGGTCGTCGATTATCTCAACCATTATGAGTTGGTCGCGATCGGCTGCAAACATGGCATTCTCGATGAAGGTTTCTACGCATCATGGATGAGAAGCCAACTCGTGAGGGACTGGCATAGCGCCAAAGAATTCATTCTTTACCGCAGGTCCCCGGATGGACAGGACAAGGCGCCCGCTCTGTTCATTGAATTCGAATCTATGGCGCGGCGATTCGAAACGAACACTGAGCGCCAATCGAGATTTTATCGATTCCGCGGAAGAGCCCAATTTCTGCTGAGTAAAATCCGCCGTCGGTAAGCTTGCTGGTCTTGCTGGATAGCCAGCGACCCTTTTCGGTGAATTTCAATTGATGAATTCCGAAACCATCCAGCGCGCAGCGGTTATCGCCGAGGCGCGCGCTTGGCTGAACACACCATACCATCACGCCGCCCAGCTCAAAGGCGCCGGTGTCGATTGCGCGATGCTGCCGGCGGCGGTGTATCGCGCGGCCGGACTGATCCTGGACGTCACCGTCGATCACTATCCGCCGGATTGGCATCTGCACCGCGATATCGAGCGCTATTTGGCGGTGGTGACCAGCCACGCGCGCGAAGTCGCGGCCCCCACGGGCCCAGGCGATTTCGTGCTCTATCGCTGGGGCCGCTGTTTCGCCCATGGCGCGATCATCGTCGCCTGGCCCGAGATCATCCATGCCGTGATCAATGTCGGCGTAATACTGGATAGTGGCGACGCCGGCCGTCTGAACGGCAGGGCGCGGCGGTTCTTTACTCTATGGTGACCGTGGGATCACTGCCAGGGCGATCGGCAGGACCGGCTGCCCATAGAGCACTGTCCATAATTGCAGGCTGCGATCTTTTTCGCGAAGTTCATATTTCCCGCAAACGTCCCGCTTGAAATCAGCGATTGAAACGGACTGGCAGGCGACGGGGCCGCCATCGAGATTCAGAGCGACTTTGAGGTCGAGCGGCGCGGACTCCAGGAATGTGGCCAGCCGCGCCAGCGAGAAGAAGGCATCCTTCGTGGTCCCTAGGATAATCCGGCCCCGCGTGTCCTGGCTGATGAAGCTCCTGTTGGCCAGCCATCGGCTTGGGGTGATGGGCTTTGCGTTCGAAGCGCGTCCCACCAGCAGGGGATGCGACACGATACCATCGTCGTTACCCGCGAATAAATCTGCCGAGTCATCGTTCGTCAAAGCGCGGAGGATGGTTTCGTGCGATGACACGGTGAGGACGCCACCGCCCTGGTGATCGCGTGGCCCCTGGAAGAGCCCACCCGCCAGAAGGGGCGTGGCCGGGACGCCGCGGCTGCCATAATAGCTTCCGTTTATGACCAGGATGGCATGCAGATCGCGCATCCAGTCGGACGGATATTCATTGCCTGCCGGCGCCGTCCTGACAATCAGGCGGTAACGGCCAGGATCGAGGCGCGCGAGGTACAGCCGATCGACCTCCGCGCCATCCGCCAAGACCGGCATCTCGGAAGTTTCGAAGCCTGGCGACCAAGTCTGCCACGAATAAGAACCCGCGCTCGCAGTCACCGCATCGTCCGCGAGCGCGAGGCGCATTGCCGGCGACAGCCGAGG